TAGCTGTAATTATATTGATATTATGTATTTATAATTTAATTAGATGGATCAAGTTGAAAAATAAAAGGAGTTAATTATGGCGTCTGGTGGAGCAAGAGAAGGAGCTGGTCGGAAAAAGTTAGATGCAAGTAAAAAGAAACTTAATAAAACTTTTAGAATTGATCCTCAGCTTTTCAAAGAAATAGAATTAAAATATCCAAATGAAAAACTTACAACTATAATAGAAAAGGCATTAATTGAATATTTAAAGAAAAATTAAAAAACTTTTAAAGGACACATCATGCGATGTGTCTTTTTTATTTCAAGAGGTTAATTATGTTAATGAAGCTATGTGGTAAGTGTGGAAAGAAAATAGGAATAAATGAAGTATGCAGCTGTACAAAGAAAAGGCATAAGGTATATGATAGAGAGTACAGGAATAAAGACAATGCAGAGTTTTATCATAGTAAGGCTTGGAAGAATATGACTGCACTATGTAAGTTAAAAGCCAATGGCTTAGACCTATATGAACTGGTTATAAATAATAACATAGTTAAAGGTACTCTCTCACATCATATAGATGAATTAGAAGAGGCAAGAGATAAAGCCTTAGATATTAATAACCTAATATGGATAAGTGATAAAACACATAGCTATATCCATTCAGAGTATAATAAAAATTTAGAAAGTAAAAATAAAATGAAAGAAGTTTTATTTAATATAATTAAAAATTATTACAAGTAGGGGGGAGTCAAAAAAAGTTTTTGGTCTTTGGTTTTGATACCGCTCCCCCTCTATTTTCTGGAGAAAATGCCAGAAATGAAATTTTCAGTTTATGGAGGTGAAAAAATATGGCAGGAAGAAGTAGAAAAATTATTGATATAAGTTCAGGAAAAATCGGAAAAGAAAAAATAAAAGCTAGACAAGAACAAGAAAAAAAATTGAAAATAGATAGAGATAATTTAATTGCTCCTGGTTGGTTATCTAAAGCTGCAAAAGAAGAATTTGACAGAATTGTTTTTGAAGCAGGAAAAGTAAATATTTTAGACAACTTAGATTTAGGGATATTAGCCATCTACTGTAACTCTTATGACAGCTATGTAAATGTTAGTAAGAAATTACAAAAAGAAGGTCCCATTTGCTATAAAGAAACTGCCAATGGAGAAATTGAAATTATAAACCCTCTAATAAATGTCCAGGAAAAATATGTAAAACAAATAATGCAATGCTCAACAAAATTAGGACTTGCAACTACAGATAGATTAAAATTAGTTGTACCAATTAGAGAAGAACCTGCTGAAAATAAATTTATAACTTTGTTAAAAACAAGAAAGCAAGGCTAATATGATAAAAGATAGGACAACAGCCTATGCAAAATTAGTTGTAAATGGTAAAAAAATAGCAGGCAGAAAGGAGTATTTAGCATGTAAAAGACATTTAGATGATTTAAAAAATAAGAAATTAGAGTATAAATTTGATGTTGAAGAGGCAGAATTTGCTATAAATTTTGCAAATACATTAACATTAAAAGATGGAACTAATTTAAAAACAAGAGGTTTTCAAGAGTTTATAATAGGTTCATTACATGGATGGAAGAAAAAGAGAACAAAAGAAAGAAGATTTAGAGAGGCTTATTTGCAAGTAGGCAGAAGAAATGGAAAAAGTTTCTTATCAGGAGCAGAATCCACAATGTTTAGTACATTGTTGGGAAATAAAGATAGGATATTCTGTGCAGCAACTAAGCAAGACCAAGCCAATATTGTATGGGATGAAATAAGAAACTTTATAGAGTCTGATAGTGATCTAAGTGAACTTTATAAAATAAAAGAACATGATAGAACTATAAAAAGTTTAGCAACTGGAACTGTTATAAGGTCAATAGGTAGAGATACCAAATCAATGGATGGTTTTGGAAATATTCTGGCCATATGTGATGAGTTACATGCACACCAAAATAATCAGATGTATAAACTGTTGCTAGATGGTCAAGCTGATGTTGAGAATGCTTTAACATTGGCTATTACAACAGCAGGATTTAACTTAAATGGATTCTGTTATGAACACTATAAATTTTGTGAAAAGATATTAGAGGGAGTTGTTGAAAAAGAAACTCTCTTTATTTTTATATGTGAAATGGATAAGGATGATGATATATGGGACTGGAAAAATTGGCTCAAATCTAATCCTTATTTTTTATTTGAGGAAGATGGGATAACACCAAACAAAAAGAAAATAGCTTTATATAGCCAAAAAGCAATAGATGCAAAAGAGAAAGGTGGAGATGAATTAACTAACTTCTTAACAAAGCAATTAAATATGTGGGTAACTGCAAAAGATGGACAATATATTGATTTGAGTAAATTCAAAGAATGTGAAAGCAATCTGACACTTGAAGATATGAAAGGGAAAGAGGCTTATTTAGGTTTTGACTTATCTAAGGGTGGAGATTTAACAAGTATAGCATTAGTTTTTCCATTAAAGGATGAAAAGATTTATGTATATAGTCATTCATTTATGCCAGAACTAAGATTATTGGAACATGAAAAAACTGATGATGTTCCATATAGGATATGGGTAAGAGAGGGACTTTTAACATTGACTACTGGAGCATTTGGAATAAAGACTGATTATAAGTTTATTGTTACTCACTTAAAAGAAGTAATTGAAAGATATAATATTAAAATTTTAGAGTGTGGGTATGATGCTCACAATGCTGGAAGTTTTTTAAGTGATTTAGATTTTTTAGATTGTGATCTAACAGAAGTTAAACAATCTGCAAAAAGTTTAAATGATGCAACAGTGGATTTTGCTTTATCAGTTGAGGCAGTTCAAATTTTATACGATAAGAGAAACAGTTTATTAAAATGGTCTATTGCTAATGCTACAACTGTTTCAAATAGTTTTGGAGAAAAAAAAATTGATAAACAATCTCAAAAAAATAGAATAGATCCTGTTGATGCCATAATAGATGCCTGGAAGATTATGCTAATAAATAAAAAAGAAACAGTAAATAATGATGAAGCTGTTGAAGAATGGCTTGATTTTATCAATAAAAGGAGGTGAGAGAGTGAATATATTTAGAAAATTATTTAATAAAGGAGAGGAAAAAAAGCAGAAAAAAGCAATTAATTCTATGAATTTTGGTGAATTTTTTGGAATAAATGTAAGTTCAGATTTATCAGAAGTAACATATTTTACTTGCTTAAAAGTATTATCTGAAAGTGTTGGAAAACTATCTTTACACTTGAAAGATAATGATAATAACAAAATATTAAATCATGAGGCATTACAAAGGTTGAAATTTTCACCAAATCCATTTATGACTTCAACACCTATGATGACATTAATGGAAATGTGGAGAAACCATCACGGCAATGCTTATGCTTATCTAAGTTATGATAATAGAGGGCATTTAGTAGGTATTTATCCTTTACACCCTCAAAAAGTTAAAATATGGATAGACAATGCAAAAATATTCAGTGGTAAAGAAGATTTATATTATGAATATAACAAAGATGGGAAAATTTATCTATTTCAAAAAGATGAGATACTACATTTAAAAGGTGGTTTAAGTAAAGATGGTATTGTAGGTATGTCAGTAAGAGAAACATTGGCTACAACATTAAATGGAGTAAAAGCAAGCCAAAAATACTTAAATAATTTATATGATAGAGGTTTAACTTCAAAGGCAATTTTAAGATATACAGGAGATTTAAACAAAGAATTACAAAAGAAAATGCTAGAAAAGATAGAAGAATTTATTAGCAGTGAAAGCAATCCAACAGGAATATTACCATTGCCACCTGGAATGGATATAGTTCCATTAGATTTAAAACTAACTGATAGCCAATTTTTTGAATTAAAAAAATATACAGCTTTACAAATAGCAGCTGCTTTTGGAGTAAAGCCAAATCATTTGAATGATTATGATAAGTCAAGCTATGCAAACTCAGAAATGCAAAACTTGACTTTTTATATTGATACTCTTTTATATATTCTGACACTCTATGAAGAGGAGTTTAATTTAAAACTTCTTACAGAAAGTGAAAGACTAAAAGGGCTACATTTTGAATTTAATGTAGCAAGTATTTTAAAAGGGGATCTAAAAACACAAGCTGAATGTTTAACCAAGTATGTTCAAAGTGGAATATACACAATAAATGAGGCTAGAAAAATGGCAGGACTTACTGCAATAGATGGAGGTGATGTAATTGTAATGAATGGAAGTTATGTGCCATTAGAAAAATTAGGAATAGCTTATGAAAAAGGAGGTGCTAAAAGTGAGTAAAAATAAGTGGTTAGAAATAAAAAATCAGGCAGAAATTACTGAAATTTATATCAATGGCGATATAGAAAGTGATTCAGAAAATGATGGTTTTTTAGAAGAAGTATGGGGAATAAAAGATACTAATATATATCCATTGGATATAAAAGATGCTTTAAAAGAAGCAGAAAATAAAGAGGTCCATGTTCATATAAACAGTTTTGGAGGAAATATTTATGCAGGTATAGCAATTTCTAATATGATTAAAAATCATAAAAGTAAAACAATAGCTTATATTGATGGAATAGCTGCAAGTGCTGCATCTATAATTGCTTTTGGATGTGATGAAATTATTTTACCAAGTAATGCATATTTAATGATACATAGAGCTTGGGGAAGAGTTTCAGGAAATGCAGGAGAATTAGAAAAGTATATTGAAGTTCTAAATAAACTTGATGAAGGACTTGTTAATGCTTATATGGAAAAAGCTATTGAAGGTGTAACAAGAGAGCAAATATATGACTTTATGAAAGAAGAAAAATGGTTTACTGGAGAAGATGCTCCAGGAGTATTTAATATAAAAACTTCTGAAAAAGTCGAATTTTTAAACTGTATAGAAACAAAAAATAAATTTAAGCATATTCCAGAAAATTTATTAAATAAAAAAATTGGTGAAGAAAAAAGTAAAAAGGAACAAGCAAGACTTGATAAATTGAATAAGGAAATTGAGATTGCATTATTAATAGGAGGTATTTAATTATGAAAAAATCAGTAGAATTAAAAAAGGAATTAGAAACACTTAGAAATGAGATCACATCATTAAAAGATAGTGGAAAGATTGAAGAAGCACATGCTAAGTTAAATAGTTTAAAAGATTTAGAAAATAGAATAAAAGAAGCAGAAACAGAGGAGGCTTTAACAGTTATGAATAAAGGTGATAAAGTACCATTAGGAACAAAAGAAAAAATGAATGTTAATAGAATTTATAATAGAGTTCTATTAGGAAAATCTATAACAGAAGAAGAAAAACAATTTTTAAATGCAGCTGGAACACCAGGGCAAGTAGAAGCAACAGACGGAAAAGGTGGATATTTAGTACCAACTGAGCAATTCAACGAAATAAAAGAATTAAGAAGAAACAAAATAGCATTGAAAGAATATTGTAATATTCTACCTGTAACTTCATTAAAGGGAACTATGCCTGTTGAAACAGATGGAACAGGTGAATTAATAGCTTTTGAAGAATTGAATGAAATAGGTCAATCTGATATAGATTTTGGACAAGTTACATATAATGTTGCTGACTATGGAGATATTATCCCAATATCAAATAGTTTACTTGCAGATGAAAATGCAAATTTAACTGCTTATATAGGTAAAAGATTCGTTAAAAAAGCTGTAAATACAGAAAACAAAAAGATATTAACTATTTTGAAAACTTTAAATCCAGAACAAGCAACTGATTATGATGCAATAACAACTGCTTTAAATAAAGAATTAGATCCAGCAATATCATTAAATGCAAAAGTTTTTATGAATCAAACTTATTTTGATATTTTAGATAAAGTAAAAGATAAGCAAGGTAGACCACTTTTAGGTACTAGCTTACAAGATGAAACTAAAAAACTTTTTAAAGGAAGAGAAATAGTTATGTTATCAGATGCTCAATTAGAAATGAATGGAACAAAAGCACCAGTATTTGTTGGAGATTTAGAAGAATTTATAACATTCTTTGACAGAGAAGGTTTAGAACTTGCAGTATCAACTGAAGCTGGATTTACTAAGAATGCTACTTATATTAGAGCAATAGAAAGATTTGATGTTAAAAAAGTTGATAAAAATGCAATGAAATATCTTGAAATTGAAACAGCTTAATAGGTGATTAATATGGAAGATATTTTAACTTTGGAAGAAGCTAAAAATTATCTAAGAATTGATTACAATGAAGATGATACATTGTTGCAATCTTTAATGATTGCAGCAATAGATTATCTTAGAGATGCAATAAATGACTTTGATAAAAAAGCAACAAAGGAAAAGTTTATTAAAAGGTCTAAAATTCTAGCTTGTGTACTTGTGCAAGATTGGTATGATAACAGAGAGCAAAAGGAAAGTAAAGACCTTAGTTATACAGCTAGAAGTTTATTAACTCAATTGCAAGTGGGTGATAACTTTGAATGATATAACTAAGAGATTAAGACATCTTATTGATGTATATCACATGATAGACACAACTAATGAACTTGGAGAAAATGATAAAAAGCCAGAGTTGTTTAAAAAAGCATACTGTGAAATAGTTCCTTTAAATTCTAGTGTAAAAAATGGAGAAGCTGGAACAGAAGAAAATCAACATCAATTCAAATTTATATTTAGGGTAAAATCAGTTCCTGGAATAAAAAAGGACTGGTTTTTTATTTATGAGGGATTGAAGTATGAGGTTATTTATTTCAACAGAGATTTTAAAGATAATCAGTTCACAGAAGTTTTTTGTGTAAGAAAAGAGGAGTAAAAATGGGAGTTTTTTCAACAGATGATTTAAAAGAACTTGAAGAAGAAGTATTAAGACTTGCTAGAAAATACCCAAAAGAAGCTAAAAAATTCTTACAAAAACAAGGTAATAAATTAAAAGCTAAGGCTAAAAAGAAAGCAAAATCTAAAGTAAAAGTTAAAACTGGTAACTATTTGAAAGGTTTTAAAAGAGGTAAAGTTTATAAATATAAAGGTGAAGAAGACACGGTTAGAGTTTATAACTCAATGCCTCATGCACATTTAATAGAGAATGGGCATATCATAAAAGATAAAACTGGTAAAGAACATGGTTTTAAAAAAGGAGAGCATATTTTAGAAGATTCACAGAGAGAGTTTCAAGATGAATTTTTAAAAGCTGCAGATGACTTTATTGATGAAGTTATTAAAAATGGAGGTTTCTAATGATTAAACTAAGTCAAATACTAAAGGCAGTTAATACAAAATTAAAAGAAACATTTCCTAAAATAGAAATTGATAGTAAAGATTTATCTGAAAAATTTAATAGACCTAGTTTTAGGACTGAATTAGATGGTCTTAAAACAAGTGCTTTTATGACTACTTTTAAAGAGAGAAACTTTACTATAAGAATTTATTTCTTTTGCACAAAAATAGGACAAGGTAGATTAGAAAGATTAAAAATTTCTGATGAAATAGAAAATGCATTTCTAGGCACTTTGTGGGTTAATGAAACTTTTGCTATCCCAGTCAACGAAATTGAATTTGAAGAAACTGATGATGGAGTGCTTATTGCAAGTTTTGATAGCATAACTATGGAACAGATAGAAAATGATATAAATGTGGAAATGATGGAAGAATTAGAGTATAAATTTGATAGAAAGTAGGAGGGTAAAATGGGATTACCAAAAATTGAAATAATTTTTAAACAGCTAGCAGTAACAGCAGTTAAGAGAAGTCAACTTGGTATTGTTGGGTTAATAGTTAAAGAGCCTAGCAAAAACTGGGATGTTAAAGTCTATAAAGATATAACAGATATAAAAGATACAGATTATACTGCAAACACTGTAGCATTAGTAAAAGATACTTTTGAATACACACCAAATAAGGTTTTCGTCTTTAATGTTGGAAGCGGAACACTTACAGATACTCTTAAAAAAGTTGCTCAAGAAAGAGTAAACTGGCTAGGATTGGGATACGATGGGAAAGATGGAGATACTGCAACTCTAGTGTCTTGGATTAAATCTGTAAGAAAAGCTGGTAAAACTTATAAAGCAGTAGTATTTAATGCTACAAAGCCTGACAATAAAGGGATTGTAAATCTTATGAATAGCAAAGTTACATTTGTAGACAATAGAGGCGAAGTTGATGGGTGGCAATATGTACCAACTGTGCTTGGAATGTTAGCTGGATTACCGATGACAAGAAGTGCTACATCTTTCTTGTGTGGAAATTTAAAAGATGTATCAATATTCAATGATATTGATGATACTATCGATAAAGGTGGATTTTGTTTATACAAAGATGAGGGCGATATAAGAGTAGCTAGAGGTTGTACGTCTTTAGAAGAAATTACACAAGATGAAACTGAAGATATGAAAGACATTATCATAATTGAATCTATGGACTTAATGAGAGATGATATTTATTCAACATTCAAAAAATGGATAGGTAAATATAAGAATAAATATGATAATCAAGTGCTATTTTTCACAGCTATTAATGCTTATTTCAAAGAACTTGAAAGAGAAGATATCTTGGATAAAGAATATGATAACTACTCTGAAGTAGATGTGGAAGCACAAAGACTAGCATGGCTTGGAGTTGGGAAAGCAGAAGTTGCTGAATGGGAAGATGAAAAAGTTAAAAAGACTGCATTTAAAAAGAAAGTATTTATGAAAGCAAATATAAAAATATTAAATGCTGTTGAAGACTTTAAATTTACAATTAATATGTTCTAAGAAATGGAGGTAAATAATGTCTAATAAAATGGATAAAAACAAGATAATTAGAGGTTCATTTGGTGCTGTATGGCTAGATGGAGAAGAATTAGGTTCTGTAAAATCTTTTGAGGCTAAGGTTACATTAGAATATGAAGATGTGGATATTATGGGAGAACTAGGAAAGTCAAAAAGATATATGGGCTTTACTGGTGAGGGAACTATGACATTACATAAAATAGATTCTACTATTGGAAAGCTATTAGCCGATGGTATAAGAAATGGTAATATGCCAGATTTTAAAATAGTTGCAAAACTAGATGACCCAACAGCTTATGGGGCAGAAAGAGTTGAATTAACAGGTGTAACAATTAGTGAATTAATGGCATTAAAATTTGAAAATAAAGCATTGAGAGAGGAAGAAGTTCCTTTTAGTTTTTCACATTTTAGATATATAGATATGATATAAGGAGGATATAAAAATGGCTAAAAATATAACTTTGGAAATATTAATTGCAAAAAAACAACAATCAGAAAATGATAAAATGAAAGTGGTACTATTCAATTCAGAAGTATTAGGTGGAACAATAGAAGTTGTAAAACATAAAGCAAGAGATGTAATAAAAATTATGGATAGTACACAAGAAAGAACAACAGAAGCATCTTACAATGCTAACTGTAAATTAATCTATAAACATTGTCCTATTTTACATGATAAAGAATTGCAAAAGACTTATGAAGTAGCACAACCTTATGAAATTGTAATACCTGTATTTGATGAAAATTTAGGGGAAATAAACAAGCTATCTAACTTTATTCTAAACCTTTATGGATTAGGTGAAGAAGATGATAAAGCTAGTAAAGTTTTAGAAGAAGATGTTGAAGATATAAAAAACTAATATTAGAGGATACCGATATGGCATTCCTCTCTTTTTATATTTTAAAAGGCTTTTCTATAAAATACCTGTTAAATTTATCATATGAAGAAAAGTTATTTATGATAGCAACAATGGAGCTTGAAATTGAAAGAATGAATAAATCAGGTACTTAGATAAAAAGCTAAGTACCTTTTTATCTTTTAAGAAAGGAGGTTTAAATGGCAAAAACTATTGGTGTATTACTAAGTTTAAAAGACCAGTTTACAACACCTTTACAGAAAGCAACTAAGAGTGTTAAGAATATGGATAGACAACTTGAAAAAGCTGGAAACCAAATAAAAGCATTTGGCAATAAGGTAAAATCTGGAATGAAAACAGTTGCTAAATGGGGAGCTATTGGATTTGGAGCATTAACTGCTGCAGCTGGAGTATTTATAAAACAGTCTATAGATGCTGCAAAAGATAAATTAAAAGCTGATAAGTTGTTAGAAACTAACTTAATGAAACAAGCTAATTTTAAAAAAGAACACATACAGATGTTAAAGGATGAAGCTAGTGCATTACAAGATGTTGGAGTAGTTGGAGATGATGTTGCTGTAGCTGGTGCAGGACAATTAGCTATCTACAAATTAAAAGCAGAGCAAATAAAAACTATATTACCTATCATTGATGATATGGTTGCTAAAGAAAAAGGTTTTAATGGTACACAAGAAGATGCTATTGCTATGGCTGATGTATTTGGTAAGGCTGTAGAAGGTAAAACAAAAGGACTTGTAAAATATGGAGTATCTCTAACTGAAGCAGAAGAAAAATTATTTAAAACTATGAAGCGAGAACAAAGAGCAGAGTTTTTAAATAAGAAATTAACAGCTGCTATAGGTGGAACTAACAAGGCTTTGAGAGAAACAGATGAAGGTAAAATTGTAGCAGCAAAAGGTGCTTGGGGCGATATGCAAGCAGAACTTGGTAAAAAATTAATGCCAAAATTAGGTGCTATTGCTGAGTGGTTTCATAGTAAGATACCAGGTATTCAAGATTTTATATTAAGTCTTGCAGATAAAGTTGAAGAATTAGTTACAAAAGCAGAACCTTATATAACACAAATTAAGGATATGTTTGGAAAAATATTTGAAAAAGTTAAACCAGCATTAGAAGAAACTTGGCAGATATTATCAGATGCTGGAACTGTTGCAATAGATATAGCACAAGACATAATAAATAATTGGGATAGAATAAGTCCTATTGTTTACACTATCGTGGGAGCAATTACAGCATATAACATTGCAATGACAATAAGAAATAACAAGGAGTTAATTTATGCAGGAATTATAAAAACTAAAATGGCTTTAGATACTGCACAAGCAATCCTTACTGGACAATTAACCATTAAACAATGGGCTTTAAATGCTGCAATGAATGCAAATCCTATTGGAATAGTTATAGGTGCTATTGCTTTATTGGTTGGTGGTATATGGTTACTGTGTAAAAATTGGGATTTAGTAAAGAAAAAAGTAGTGGAATTTTGGAGAAAACTGGATAATAATCCATTAGGCAAGGTACTTAAATTTATAATTAAGTTTGGCAACCCTGTTGGTGCTATGATTAATGCTTTCTTATTTTTAAAAGATGTAATTACTCAAAATTGGGATACTATTAAAAGCTTTGCTATGACTTTATGGGATAACTTAGTTGGTGCATTTAATATAGTCAAAGATATTATATTAGGTGTATGTAATATTTTAGGTGGAGTATTTTTAGAAATTTGGAATGGTGCTATTGATGCTTGGAATTTTATGAAAGGTACAATTTCCGATTTATGTGATACTATAACCAATGTATTTTTAAAGGCTTGGGATGGAATAATGAAAGCATTAGATGCTGTATTACATCCTATTGAAACAGCAAAAAATGCTTTTGGAAAACTTATAGATAAGTTAAAATTTTGGAATAATACAAAAGTAGAGGATAAAACTATAAATATTACAGAAAACACTAAAAAGACTACTGAAACAGTTGGTGGAGCAAATAAGACAGGGGTAGCAACAGTCATTGCAAAAAATCCTAAATCTACATTAGGTACTACTAATATCAATGAAGTTAAAACAATAGGTACTATAGGTGAAGGTAACAAATTAGGAACAATTACAACTACTGTTAAAAATCCTAGACATGCTTTGGGTACTGCATACTTTAAAGGTGGAGTAACAGGAATTAATGAAGGTGGAAGAGATGAAACTGCAATTTTACCTGCTGGAACTCAAATCCTAAGTCATGAAGAAGGTAAATCACTTCAAAAGAATAATGTTGAAAAACAAGTAATTATAAAAGAAGTTGAAAGTAAGAAAAGTTCAGATAAAAAAATAGAATTACATATTCATATTGCTGGTAATTTTATAGGTGAAAAAGAACATATGGAAAAATATGGAGAATATACAGTAAATAAAATTTTAGCAGCTTTAAATAATATGTAGGATAGGAGATAAGAAAATGAATATAATTTTTATAGTTGAAGATAATGGAGTACAACAAGAAATGGTAAATATTCCAGTAGTTCAAAATATAGAGCCTGTAAACTGTGAAACAGAAGATGAAGAATTTACGACTATTAATGGGAAAAAATTAAATTTAATCGGTGGTAAAGGACTTAGAAGCTTTTCATTTTCTTCTTTTTTTCCATCTAAAAGATATAGTTTTGTAAGTTTCTTTAATTTTCAATCTCCAAAATACTATATAAACTTTTTTGAAAAGTATAGAGATGCAAGAGTACCTTTAAGAATTATTATAGTTGATAAGTACAGAGTAGTCTTAAATATGCTATGTAGATATAATTTTACTTATTCTTTTAGAGATAAGGCTGGAGATGTTCCATACACCTTAGATATAAAAGAATATATTTTACCTGATAATGGTGATGACAGTGTATAAGACAATAGTAAAAGAAATAGATGTAACAAATTATATAAGAGATTTAACTTGGAGAGATAGCATTGATACATTAGGAGTTGAGGTAAGTTTTGAACTTGCAGTAAACAAGTTTGATAAAAATTTATCTTTTCTCTATGACATTACTTTGGGTGATCCAGTTCAAATAATCAATGACAAAGGAGAAACATTAGTACAAGCTATTATAGTATCAGAAAGTCCTAATGGAAAGACTACATCATTTACTGCTTATGATATGGCTTGGTATTTGAATAAATCAACTGTGATAAAACAATTTAAAAAGATGGTAGGGAATGACTGTATTAAGTCCTTATGTAGTGAAATTGGAATAAAAGTTGAAGTAAGTGGATTAGATACTAAGATAGATAAAATTTACAAGGATAAGACTATCTCAGGCGTTATTTATGACATCATAGAACAATGTTCACAATTCAATTCTAAAAAATTTTTTATTGAGTATGATAAAGGCACTCTAAAAGTAGGGCCATTCAAAAAAATAAAGGTTACTGGACAATATGAAATGCATAAAAATGCTTATATAGATGTAACTAAAAATATTGGAGAGGTTTCACTTAGTAGGTCAATAGTTGATATGAAAAATTCTATACTAGTTGTAACACAGGATAAAAAAGCTGTCAGAACAATAGGAAAAGAACAAGATAATGAAAATATTAAAAAGTATGGTATGTTGCAAGAAGTAATAACACTAGATGAAAAAGAATTTAAAAAAGCTAATTTAGTTGCAAAAAATGAATTAAAAAAATTAAATAAGATTACAGAAGACTTTTCTATTGATATCTTAGGTGATGATAAGGTTAAGAGTGGTAGAGTCATTGATATAGACATACCACTTTTTAATTTAAAAGGTGAGTATCTAATAAAAGAAAGTTCTCACAGTGTACAGAATGGAATCCACAGAATAAATTTAAAACTGGAGGTGTTTAAAGAGTGAGTGAAAATCAAAAGTCTTGGGATATAGCAGTAGCAGAAAAATTTAAAGAAAGAGAAAATCCAAGTCCGATAGGTGCTGTTTTAGGTAAGATTTTAAAACCTCTCCCTGACATCTCTATTGAGCTTTTAAATGGTTATGGTGTTATTGATAGTGATAAAATTTATTTATCTAATGCAATAACTAATAGATTAGCTATTGAATGTACTATGAAAGAATTTGAAAGTCAAGGTAATAAATCAACTACTTGCAAAATTAATGATTTAAACACAGAAGGAGCAGGTAGTGATAGTGGAGGAGATACTAATTTAAGTTTATCAGGACATAGTGGTACTTATGCTGATAGTTCAAGTGAAAAAGACAATAAAGATAAAGGTAAATTTATATTGCAGACGGTTTTTAATCTAAAAAAAGGAATGTATGTGCTTGTTATACCTAACACAGAGGAGGACAAGTTTTTTGTAGTAGATGTTTTTAATTATGCTCCAGAGGTGAGTTTAGAATGGGAATATTACCAAAAATAGATTTTATTGATTACTCTAAACAAGACATAACTAATGGTAAAAACAGTAATGGTAAAACATTTTTAATAGACTTTCAGAAAAAGAAATTATTAAAAAGTAATGGACAATTAATAAAAACAGATGATGAAAGAGCTGTTAGAATGTGGATTGAAAAGGTTCTTTTAACTGAAAAATATAAATGGAATATTTATAAATACAATGGACCTAATCAATATGGAATGAAATATAAGGCTATGTTACTTAGTCAAAGATTTCCTACACCTGTTTTATATAGTGAGTTTGAGAGAGAATTAACTGAAACAATGAAGAAAAATAAACAAATAATAGAAATTAGAAATATTGATATAAAGTTAGAAAAACATACCTTGAAAACCAAATTTGAAGTAGTGTTAAAAAACTTCAAAACATTTGAATGGGAGGGGTATCTATGATAATAAAAAAAGAATGGAAAGAAATTTTAAAAAATATGCTTAACCAGGTAAATGATGAATATGATAAGACAGAAGGAAGCTTATTTTATGATAACTTAGCACCTGTAAGTATAGAAATAGAAGAGATAAGAAAAACCTTAGAATATATATTTTTAAATTCTTTTGCAGAAACAGCAGAAGGTGAGTATTTAGACAATATATGTAAAGAGGTAGGAGTATTTAGAAGAAAAGCAACTAAATCAAAAGGTACTGTAATTATAAAAGGAGTACCAGGAACAGTTGTGGAAGTTAATACCAAAGTTGCAAGTGATACCTATATTTATTTAACTACACAAGAAAAAATAATATCTGCTGCTGGAAGTGTTGAAGTTCCCATTGAAAGTGAGAAGTATGGGAAAATATATAATATTCCAAAAGGAACTATTACAAATTTTCCTGTAACTATTCCAGGATTAAATGAAGTAATAAATAATTCTGAAACTGTTGATGGTTATGATGGAGAAACAGATGATGAATTAAGAGAAAGATATTATTTCAAAGTTAGAGAGCCAGTAACATCTGGTAATATTTATCATTACAAAAAGTGGGCTTTTGAAGTTGAAGGAGTAGGAGGAGTTAAAGTTTTTCCATTATGGAATGGAAATGGTACTGTAAAGGTAGTTGTAGTAAACAGTGATATTCATGAAGCTGATGAAACTTTACTAAAAAGAGTAAGAGATTATTTAGAAGAAGTTAGACCAATAGGGGCTACTGTTACAGTAAAAAGTGCAATAGGTAAAGCTATATCAATTTCAGGTACTGTTAAAATTTCTAAAAATATAAAATTTGATGAAGTAAAAACAGAGTTTGAAACAAAAGTAAAAGAATATTTTAGAAAAGTAGGATTTAAACAGGATTATGTGAGTTATGCACAATTAGGAAATATCTTATTAAATATTCAAGGGGTTAGTGATTATGATGACTTAAAAATAAATAATACAACTTTAAATGTACAGTTAGCAGCTGAGGAGATTCCAAAATTAACAACAATCACTTTACAAAAAGAGGTGATATAGTTGGAAGCTGAAAGATTAATGAAGCATATGCCAAAGTATTATAGAGGTATTTTAGAAATAACTTTATTACAAAAAATAATAGAAAAAGAATTAGATACAGTTGATTTAATCTCAAAAGATGTATTAAATCAATTTTTTATTTACACTGCTACCTGGTCCTTACCAATTTGGGAAAGGATATTTGGACTAACAGTTGGAGATAAAACAAGTAATATTGAAGAAAGAAGAGAGAATTTAATTTCTAAATTGAGAAGCTATGGAACTACTACAAAAGAAATGATTGCTAGAGTTGCCAAAACTTTTACAAATGGAGAAATTGAAGTTGTAGAAGATAATCCAAACTATGCTTTTAAAATACTATTTACATCTATTGTTGGAATACCTAAAAACATTGAAAACTTTAAGGCAGTAATAGAAGTTATAAAACCTGCCCATTTAAATTTTAGTGTAGAATTTAGATATAACACACATAATCAAGTTGCTTATTTAATCCACAATAATTTAAAGAGCAGAACACACAAAGATTTATATGATGCAAGACTATATGAGGATGCAGATGTAGTAGGAAAATACCACAAACACAATGAGTTAAACTTACTAAAAAATGATGATTTAAAGACTATTAAAAACCAAGAAATTTATGATGGAAGGAGATAAAAATGGCAGATTATACTAAATATCTAAGATTGATGAAACCGTTAGGAAATGAGTATTACAATGTAGAAAATTTTAACCACAATGCGGAGTTGATAGATAAGGAAACAGAGAAATTAAATACCGCAGTTACAAAAATTCAAGAAGGAGCAACAAGAGAAAAAGCTGGGATAGTACAATTTGGAACAGAAGAAGGGAAAGCATTAGAAGGAATGATGTTAGCAAGACTTGCTGGATGTGTAGGTTATGGTGGAGACATTCAAACAGCTGGAACTAAGGACGTTAACTACATTTATTATGATAGAAATACAAGAAAGATGTACAAATGTTTAAATCAAAATTCTGATGTATCTGCTAATGTTGCTAATTTTATCCCACTAGACAATAACTCACTTTTGGATAGATTGGAAAATCTACAAAGAAACTCATATCAAATAATGTATAATGGGGGTGCTCCTGTACCTGTTGGAACAAC